CTCGTTTTGGGCCTGATAAAGGATAACCTACAGAAGTATTAGGAGGCATCTTATCTACGAATTTCTTTCCATCAATTCCGCAGATTGTCTCCATTCTAGTCAAAGGTCGTGTGTTTGTTCTCATTGCGTGGTACTCACTCAGCAATTTCTCAAAAGGTTCTAAATAATCTTCACATGCGCGAGCAAGTAAAGATCCTTCAATACCATGAGATGGCTGACATGAATGTTGCAATGAGGCGTGCCAAGGGTCTCCCTTACGAAATTTAGGAGCACCCCATTTATTAGGAATACCACAAACGGCTTCAACATGCTTTGAAATACAAGAAGTAACTACATCAGAGTAGTACGTAACTCGTCCAAGACATGTTCCAAAAACCTCAATGTTTGGGCATTTTCCTTCTAAAATTGGCAAGCGTCGAAGTGGAGACTTCTCATGAATTTCATCAGATGTCATAAACTGCACACCATACTTTTCTGTTTCCATGGTACCCGCACTAGCCGAAACCAATACGGATGGAATAGATTGAAGTTTGGCGAGAGCTTTATCAATCTGACTTCTCAAAATAGTGCCTCCACATCCCTTGGGTGTATTGTCAATTCCACCCAAATGGAAAGCTGCAAAATAAGGCGACTTAGTCTCACTGATCAAAGGTGACATACACATTCCAACACAAGTGTTAAAATTAAGTGTGTAGTAACCACCAGCGAAACTAGTGTGCCCATTTGTTGCCTGACAATGCTTAATAGCTGTAGGGGAAGTTTTCACAATTCCTTGATCATCCTTCCAAATCAGCTCAGCAGCATTGTGCTTTCCAACAGGCATAGTAGTTGGGAAATAATCACGAAGATCCTTCCACGACCCTCCATTTGGAATCCAAACGAGGGATGCATCCATACCTGGAATATCAACTGAATGTTTGCGCGATACATAACTCTTAAAGTTACCACCAATCGACTTGCGATCGTGTCTAGTAAATTCGCACAACATCTCATCCGACATCCAAGCATGATGAGGCATCATCATAACATTGGAACAGATAAAAAAGGCATCTGTACCATAAAATTTCCCATTGACAGTAGTACCCATAAAAGTAAGGTTTCCTTGAGCCATCTTCTTAAGATTAGCATATGTTGTGGTCTTGCTCTTGTGTGAAACAGGAACAGAACTAACAAACACATTGGCCCAATTCATTTCCTCCTTAATTTTATCGGTAATGTCGTTGGCATCCCGCTCATCAATTTCTCTCTGAGTAGGATGCATCATACCTTGCGCGCCAAATGCTGACTTAGTTGCACGAATGCTACGAGCCATCATATAAGCGGTAGCCAAGAGAGCACTTCCAGCAAGGATGTACTTAATCTTGGAAGACATTTCAATGCGATGTAGGCGATCTGCCACGGTCGTGTCGCGAGTTGTTTGTATTAACAAATTGTACTCTGTAAGCCAAAGATAGGCAGCAGAAGCACAGAAAATGAAAATAACATACACAAGCGAAATCAACTGACGTGGTAAACAAGCACCAACAAGCAAAG